GACAGTTCTCGCACGTCCAGCGTCGCCTCGCGGGCGAGCAGCTTGTTCTCTTTCTCGGCAGCGACCGCCCGCATTTGCGCTTCGTCTGCCTGTTTCTTGGCAGCCGCGACCTGTTGATCGGCCTGCACCTTGACCTCGCCCACCTTCGCCTCGATCTCTTTCTTCTGCGCCTCCGGATCGGCCTTTGGCTGCGGCGGCTGCATGGACTTGATTTCCTCCTCTACCTCGGTGCCGAAGCGGAACCGACGCACTACCGCCAGCAGGATCGACTTCGCGGCCTCGAAGGGCAGCGCGCCTGACTCGACCATCGGCTGCACGCCTTGCATGAAAGCGCCGATGGCGGTGATCGCCTCGGACACCAGTTCCTTGTCCTCCTGCTCATCGACCTGGACAGTCGAATTCGTCTCGATATCTATGCGGTACGCTCGCGAAAGGTCGTCTTTCAGGAGCGCAATCACGCTTTCCCAATCAACAGCCTTCACGGTTTCCTCGGCCTGCTTGACCGTCTGCATGATGGCGGGCGGAACCTGCGGCTGTCCGTTCTGCCCCATCGGCACTTGCCCCGCCGCCATCGCCTGCTTTGCCGCCGCAAGGATCGCCTGCGCCTGCTGCTTTGCCTGCTGCGTGACAAACGGCAACCCGGTCATCTTCGCAAACGTCTCGGGGGAGAACTTCTTCGCCGCCACTTCGAGCATCATGCGAAGCGCATCGCGCACGTATCGCCTGACCTCCTGCTGCGCCATCTTGATGCGCAGGCTCCCCCACTGGTTCTTGATCGTCTGCGCGGTCGCGGTCTCCTGCGCGTTCGATGCGCCACGGATGATGTCGGAGAGGCCCGTCACTTCGTAGATGATCTGCTTGCACTCCTGGCGCGCGGCGTACAACTGTTTCAGCACCGCCGCCAGCATATCCAGCGGCATGAACCAGATATATTTATCCAAGCCTCCGGCTAGCGCGATGTTGCTCGCGTTGTCGGTCGGCGTCATCGTGTTGTCGTCTGCCTTGAGCAGATCGTTCAACGTGTCGCCAAGCGACCCATCGTAGGCCGCGCGCACCTTGATCGCCTCCACCACGCGGTTAATGCGATTGCTGATGCGGTTCAGTTCCTTCGCCTGGTTCTCATAGAGAAGGTACAGCGCCGAGGGCGTGAGATCGTTCGTCTTTGTCAGGAACGCGAGCGGGCGCGGCGTTGGATAGAAGCCGGACAGGTCAAGCGGATCGTCCTCTTCCTTCAGATACCCGTCCAGGTAGCAATCGGAGAAGAAACAGACCTTGCGCCCCTTCTTCTTCCATATTTCGTACACCAGCACCGTTTTTCTCTCGCCCTGATCGGCGGCGCTCGCGGGTGTTTCCTTCCTTGAGCCTTCCTCATCTCGCTCGGTTTCATCGGCTTCGTTGTAGACAAGCCGCGACGCCTTGTCCTTGCCGAACATCGCCACGCACTCGGCCTTGTCCATGTAATGCTCGAACGCGATCCAAGGAACCTTCTGCCACTTCTTCGCGTAGCCGAAATAAACGCGGTCCCAGCAGACGTTCTCCATGCAGACGATCTCGCCCGCCTTTTGCTCAGCAGTTACCGGCTCGCCCGTCTCGTCGTCCAAGACCGCAGCACCATCATCGCCAACCGCGCCCGTAGGCACCGCCACTACGTCGGCGTCATAGCGCACGCGCGCAACGCCGCGCCCAGGCAGGAGCGCATCCAGCGCCGAGTCGCGCATGGAGGCATCGAACGTCTCGTAGTCCTCGATATTCGTGTCAATGAGGAATTCGAGCATCCGCTGGCCCGCCATCGCAGCAGCACGCGCTACCGGGTCGGCGTCCTTGAAGCGGCGCTGCACTATCGGCTTTGGCGTCGCTCCGTAGAGCGCGGGGAGCAGCGTTTCCGTGTTCGAGTAGAGGATGTTAAACGGCGTCGTCTCGCGCTTCTGGCCGTTGTAAATCTCGCGGATGCGCTTGCCTTCCTTGCGGTAATCCTTCTCGCGCCTGCGCGCGGCGGCGATCTCCGTCGTCCAGAACTTGACGATGTTCGACGGGCGCTTGCGCTCCTTGCCAGCCCCCTTGTCCTGCGCGTAGGCCACGGGCTAGTTAGCCAGCCGCAGGCACGACGAAGAACGTCACGCTCAAGGTGTTGGCAATGGTCGCTGTCAACCCGCCAGCGCCGTAGGCAGGGAAGCGGTGAAAGCCGATTGCTGGCGTGATCGTGCCAGTGATCGCGCCTGCGCCGTTGGAGATAACCAGCGTGCCGCTCGAAGTCGAATTCACGTAGAACCCGAGCATGGATGCGTTTCCGCTGAAGATCGCGCCTGAGTCCGTGCGTAGAACAGGCGTGCCTACCTCGATTACGTGTGCGCTCATATCTGCATCTCCTCTCGCGCCTGACGGCGCTTGTCCATCGTTGCCTTCACGCGAGCGCCCATCGTGACGCCGCGCAGTTTGTCCTCTGTGGATTGCTCATCTACGCGCACCTTGCGAAGGTACGGGCGCGACATGCAAGCGTAGCGAATCTCATCCGGAGCGTGATCCTCGCCATCGGAGTCCACGTCCTCGGCCTTCCCCTCGTCGTGCTGGAGCATCGGCAGCGTGCGGATCGCGTGAACGCAAGTGCTGAAGAAGTACAGCATCGGTCGTCCGTCCTCACCGACGAGCCTTGCGCGCACCTGATCCCAGCCACCTATTGCGCCGACGCCAGCCACGCGCTTGTTATCGGCCTCGCGCCATGCAACGCGCTTGTCCGTGGCCCTGAACATGCGTTCGCTAATCGAAGGCCCGCCGTTCTGTGCGAACGCGCTGGGGTCAATGACGCTGTGCGGATACTTGAATTCGATTCCGCTGTCATCGCGCTCGGCAATCCCCGCGCCTACCCGCTCGGCGGTCAGTTGCAGCCCCACGTTCGGCTGGTCCTTCTCCATGCCGTACCACTCGCGATAGCGCACCAGAGCCCCGCGCGGGAACTCCGGAACGTCGCCCTCGCTCACCGCGTACCAGCCCACGCTGAAGGGCTTGGCACTCCCCCAGTCGCAGGCCCGAAAGCGCATCCAGTGCGCGGGGAGTGTACGCGTCTCGACTACGTGCCGGTCAAGCGAAAACTCAGGGAAGAACGCGCCCGCAATGACGGACCAATCGCCTTCTAGCCACGCTTTCACCAGCATGGGGGAACCGGACATTTGCAGGTTGGCGATGTACTGCGCGCCGAGCAGGTTGTGGTCCGTGATGCGGCCAGGAATGAACACGCGCTCGCGCACGATCTTCTCTTTCGTCCAAGGATTCTCGAACTCGGTCTTGATGATCTTCCATCCATGCGGCGCGGGATCAATGTAGCGCGCCTTGACCCATTGATGCCCAGGGCCGCCGGGGTTGCCGGTCGCCCTGAATCCGCACGGCACGCCAGCAGCACTGCGTAGCGTCGCCATCAGCTTCATCACGGGCGCGGGCGATGGAAAGTTGCCGATCTCCTCAACATAAATCCGCGTGTAGCTGTGGCCCTGATATTCCTCGGCATCGGCATCGCGTTCGAGATACGCAAAGCGCAGGCGCGCAGCGTTCGGTGCGCGAAATATCTTGTCCTGCTCATGCCACTTGAATCCGAGCGGTGTGAAGATTTGCTTCGCGCGCTCTATCGTCTCGATCAACTGCACGCGGTTACGGCGCACCATCAACCCGATTGCGTTTTCCTTGAAAGCATCGGAATGCGACAACCAGTCCCCCAAAGCCCCATCCGTTTTGAGAGAGCCGCGCGAGCCGCCGTAGAAAACCTCGAATACCGGGCACGCAATGAACGCAGCTTGCGGCTTAGAGCGCGGTTCCCAAACGACGATCTGCTTTACTGAATCGTCGCTGGCGAGTGCTGCTCTTGCCATGACTCCGTGCTTGATGCGATTTCAGGGGTGCGCGCTACGTAGTTGTGATTGATCTCGCCGCTGTGTTCAACGTGCGCGACATCTGGCACGACTTTGCGAAGCAGGCCGAGGGCGGCAGTGACTTGGCTTGGCGTCATTTCGATTCTGCCAAGCACGTGTTTTTCAAGGCGTTCTACAATTCCGCCAGCGCGAATGCGGGAGCGCACTGCGTTGACGTACATGGGGCTTTGTCTACGGCCCTCGAACATGCCTTTGACGCCAGCCATTCAGCGAAACGCCGCTAGCGCCGTGCGTACCGCTGTCGCTTGGTCGGCAGCGGATTCCGAGGCGGTGGTGTTGATCCACAGTGCGCGGCCCGCGTAGGGGATGCCGCCGTGGACGTACCAGGAATCGAGCGTGGTGTCGTAGGGGTTGGAGCGCAGGATTGTGGGGCCTTTGCCTGTGGTGTCGAGTTCGGCTTGCAGTGCTGCTGGGGTGACGGCCATGATTTCCTTTCGCTAGGAAAAAGAACCCGCCGAGGAACAAGCGGGCTGGAAGTGGAGCGCGGTCATAGCGGGCGGATAATGCGCTTGGTTTCATGGTTTTGCAAACGGGTTAAGGTGGTTTTATTAAGAGAAGGAGGTCAAAGTCGGTGAATCTGCCTATGCGTATGCTTCTGCGTCTGCGTCTGATATTGGCTAACTCGGCTAACATTGCTAACAATAGCTAACGTCTACTGCCTTGTTGCGTTCGGTTAACCAGTGTGCTATCGTGGTGGCGTGTACGGCAAGCTGTTCAGCAGCATGTACGATGGCTCA